CCGCGCTTCTCGCGCATCAGGCCAAGTTCGCCGTCGGCGGCGATCTTGACCCCGCCCGCAAGGCTGCATAGCCTCATCAACGAGCGACGCCCGCCAAGAGCTTTTCAACATCGCGCGGGACATCCCCCTGGGGAGCAAAGAATTTTGATTCACCCAAAAGGTGAAAATCCGCATATACACATAAACGATCCAACTGGTGCACGGTTGGACAATAATGGGAATGTGGTCTCTCCCGAATCGTCGAGCGCACATTTGCCACTGCGTGGAGATTGACGCGATGAGCCTTTTGCACGACGCGACCTTCAAAAAACTAGAATTGGATTGGAGTACGGGTCAGCTTACAATCTTTCTAACGTCCGCATTGCACCAAAATGAGGTACGTATCGTAGGAACCGGCGTCACTTCCGTTTCACTCGATCGAGAGTTTCCATGGGGCCGAAGCGTTTCGGTCAACGAATGCCTGATCGAGTCAACCGACGAGACCGCGACTCTTAAGCTGGAAATGCAAAGTGGCGACAACGTCATTGCCTGCGGCATGAAATTCGTCGTGAATGTCGAAGCGCGCTGAGAGTCAAGGCGCATCAGCGATGAGTTTGAACTTGCAGAAGAGGGATCGCAAATACGGCGGAACAATCATGGAGTACATCCAGGCTGTTCCCTGCGAACTGCCCATCGACGCGGTTGGCTTGTGGCAAATTGCCCCTGCTGGTCGATGCCGATTCGGCCTGTCCGGTGCTGATCTCACCGAATTCGTCAGCCGATGTGTCGCCGAGTTGCTGGCGCATGGCGCGAAACCCGTCATCGGCGGCGCCGGGACGGAATACGACTGGATTTACCAACCGCAATATGGCGAGACGAACGAAGAAATCCGCGATGCGGTCATGAAAGAATGGCTCTCCGCAGGCGCGCCGGATTGCGATCCGGGCGGCCTCTGGTTCGCCTTGCCATCGCCCTATGTCGGAAACCGCGAATAGGCGACATTACAGTCCATCCGCGAAGTCTTCGCATTGGACCTGAAGGCGCCCGCCCACGGCGAGGCCTAGATCACGCGCGTCCTCCCCCAACTCCGAGAGCATCCGCAAACCTGATCGACCGGGTCGCTGCCGGCCCACCAAACACAATCAAACTCCCTGGAGCCAAAAATGACCGAACGCGGCGCGGGCCTCCCCCGCTGGTCCCTTTCGCCTGCGGAATTTTCCGCCCGCGCCAGCGCCGCCACACAGGCCGGCGAAGACTGGTTCGGCCCCTCCAACCCCATCAACCCAGGCGCTCCGGATGACGTTGCGGGCCGCCAGTGGGATTTTCCCGCCGGCTACAACCTTTCCACGCGCGCCCGTGGTTATGAACAGATTTCCTTCGCCGACCTCCGCGCGCTCGCCGACGCCTACGACCTGCTGCGCCTCGTCATCGAGACGCGCAAAGATCAGGTCGAGCGCATGAACTGGACCGTTCGGCCCAAACCGGGCCGCACCGCCGACGCGGAAACCATCGCCCGCGTGGAAACTTTCTTGCAAAGCCCGGACGGCGCCCACGACTGGAGCGCCTGGCTGCGCATGCTGCTCGAAGACCTGTTCGTCATCGACGCCCCCGCGCTCTGGTGCGAGCGCGACCGCGCCGGCAACCTTCTGGCCCTGCACCCCCTCGACGGCGCCACCATAAAGCCGGTGCTGGACTTTTGGGGCCGCACCCCGCGCCCGTTCATGCAGGACGGCAGAACAATCTACCCCGTCGCCTACCAGCAAATTCTAAAAGGCCTGCCGGCGGTCGATTACACCACCCGCGACATCCTTTATCGCCCGCGCAACCCGCGCAGCGCCCGCGCCTACGGTTTTTCGCCAGTCGAACAGATCATCGCCACGGTCAACATCGGCCTGAAGCGCCAGTTGCACCAACTCAATTACTACACCGAGGGCAACATCCCCGAGAGCCTGATCGGCGTGCCCGACTCCTGGACCCCCGATCAGATCAAGAATTTTCAGGATTATTGGGACCTCTATTTCGACGGCGACCTCGCAAGGCGCCGCCGCGCAAAATTCGTCCCCGGCGGCGTCGCCAAAACCTTTATTCAGACCAAAGAGCCCGAACTGAAAAACGCCTTCGACGAATGGATCGCCCGCGTCGTCTGTTTCGCCTTCTCGGTCTCGCCGCAGCCTTTCATCAACCAGATGAACCGCTCGACCAGCGAGACGCAGTCGCAAATGTCCAACGAGGAGGGCCTGCAACCCATCCTCGCCTGGATCAAGCGCCTCTGCGACACGATCCTCATCCAGCTTGGCGCCCCAAACCTCGAATTCGCCTGGCGCAACGAAGCCGCGATCGATCCCACGGTCCAGCGCGAAAATCTGGTCGCCCTGGTCAATTCCGGGATGATGACCCGCCGCCGCGCCGCCCAGATCATGGGCGAAATCTTGCCGAACGATCCCATGGCGGACGTGTTGACCGTGACGACAGGGCAGGGAGTTGCTAAATTGAGCGTCGATGCCTGAAGACTTCGCTCATATCGTCACCATTGACAGGAACTCGCGCAAACTGTCGATTGATCGGCTGCACCCCGACGGGAGTCGAGTGTTCCTAACATCGGTGGCTTTGCCGACGTCGGAAGGCAGCGAAGCCGTGATCGACAAGTTCGCATTCGAGCTTGGAGAAAATCTCCTTCTCGACTCGCCGGCAGCGCGCGAACTCTTGGGGCTTTAATCGAGCGACGCGACGTTCTCCACGACGCACGTTGAATGGAACGAGGACGCCAACGACCTCTTTCCTAAGAGGCAATGACCGAAATGCCGATTGATCCTGTACGCGCAAAGAAAATATCGGACCTCGCGTTCCGCGCCTCCGACGACCTCAATTCGATCCTTATCGAATTGCTTGACGGCGCTGACGCGGAAAAAGCGGCCGAAGCGAAGAAATTGATCGGATCGCTTCTCGACGAAATCTATTTCGCTATCTTGCGCCCCATTTATGAGCACTATCCTGATCTCGCGCCGGAGGATTTGCGAACAAAGCCATGAGCGCCAAAGCCGACCCACGATCTTGTTTCAGAGCAAGCCTACGTCTGTGGAGCGACACCGAACCGTTGGCGCCGCTGCTGCGCGCCATCGGATGGGACTGGAAAAACGTCCACGTCAAGGGTGAACTGGTTCCCGCCAGGGGTCGAACGCCGGCGCGTCTCGCGCAAAGACATTACGCATCCTCCAACGACCCGCGCCACGAAGACATTCAAGACATCATTCCGGTCATCGCGCACTGGCTCGATGAAATAGAAAGCCAAGCGTCATCGATGATCGCGCTCGCTTTGACGGGAACGATCGAAGCCGTGCTTTGGATCGCCATCTTCGGCGACGATGAGATCGCGACGCCCGATCTCCCGGCCGAACTCGACACAAGGGCCAGGAGAGTGGGCGTGCAAATCCTGCTGGAAAACTACACAACGCCCGACCCGGAAGACGGCAACTCCACCAAGCTGTTCTTGGGGACAAGCAGACAACGCTGACCGATCAGCCCAAAATTTCGCGCAACGCCCCGATCAACCGATCCGTCTGCTCCGCCGTCCCCACAGTAATGCGCAAAAAATCCGCGATGCGCGGCGCGTTAAAATGCCGAACCAGCACCGCCCGCTCGCGCAAAGCCTTCGCCAAATCCGCGCCGCCAAAAGCCCCGTGCCGCGCAAACACAAAATTCGCAGCTGACGGCAACACCTCGAAGCCAAGCCCCAAGAGCGCGTCAGTCATCCGCACGCGCTCGGCCACAATCTTCGCCAACCCCGCCTGAAAATACTCTTCATCCTCGACTGAAGCGATGGCCCCGGCCTGTGCGATGCGCCCGACCGGATAGGAGTTAAAACAGTTCTTGACCCGCGAAAGCGCCTCGATCAGCCCGGCGTCGCCAATCGCATAGCCGACCCGCAGCCCCGCCAGCGCCCGTGATTTCGAAAACGTCCGCACCACCAGCAAATTCCTGAATTCCGCGATCAGCGGAATGGCCGTCTCGCCGCCGAAATCCACATAAGCCTCGTCCACCACCACGGGTATCGCGCCATTGGCGCCGACGAGCCGCGCGATTTCGGCGCGCGACAGCGCGATGCCGGTGGGCGCGTTGGGATTGGCGAACACAATGGCCCCCGCCGTATCTAAGCAGAAATCGTCCACCCGAATCCGCATGCCCTCATCGAGCGCCGCCGTCTCATAGGCGATGTCATAAAGCTTCGCCCACACCGGATAGAAAGAATAGGTCACGTCGGGCGCGAGCAAGGGGCGATCCTGCTTCAGCAACGCCACAAAAACATGCGCCAGAACCTCGTCGGAACTGTTGCCGACAAACACGTTCTCCGGAGCGACCCCATGATATCCAGCCAAAACGGCCCGCAACGCCGCTGACTCCGGATCGGGATAAAGCCGCAGCGAGTCGGCCGCCGCCTCGCGCATGGCCGCGATCGCCCGCGGCGAGGGCGGCAATGGCGACTCATTGGTGTTGAGTTTCACCAACCCTTCCATGCGCGGCTGTTCGCCGGGGGTGTAGGGGCTCAACCCCTTCGCCTTGTCGCTCCAGAACTGCATTCTCGTCTTCCCGCCGCCGCGAAAAACCGCGGCTCCCGCACCGTTTAGAAAAATTGGCCGGCGACGTCAAAGCGCCGGAGCAGCAAAGGAGCGCGCTCCAAGTGACCGAACGATTGCAAATGTTCATCCCTCTGCGAAAAGCCGACGCCGCCCAGCGTCTGGTCTACGGCTACGCGACCGCCGAAGCCCCCGACCGCGCCGGCGAAATCTGCGACTACGCCAGCACCAAGCCCCATTACCAGGCCTGGTCCAAGACCTTCGCCAAGGCCACCGACGGCAAAAGCCTCGGCAATGTCCGCGCCATGCACGGCGCCGTCGCGGCAGGCAAGATCGCCTCCATCCGCTTCAACGACGCCGAGAAGCGCATCGAGATCGCCGCGAAAATCATCGACGACGACGAATGGCGCAAGGTCGAGGAGGGCGTCTACACCGGCTTCTCCCAGGGCGGCGCCTATCTGAAACGCTGGCCCGATCCCGAAAACCCCGATCTCATCCGCTACACGGCCAAGCCCAGCGAAATCTCGCTGGTCGATCTGCCCTGCCTGCCCGAAGCCAGCTTCGAACTGGTCAAGGCCGACGGCGCCAGCGAAACCCGCGCCTTCGCGCAGAAAACCCCGACGGCGATGCGCGACTGGCTGAAAGGCAACATCGAAAACGGCGCCCCGGCCGCCGAACTCATCGGCGATTTCTTCGACGCGCTCGAACACGATCTCAACGCCGATCCCATCCATGACGACGGCCTCACGGCGCTGCTCGCGCGGCTGAAAAGCGAAGTCGTCACCGCGCTCGCCCCCCGCCCGACGCAAAAATTCGCCGCCGCCGATCCGCGCCTGGACAAGCTCAGCCTCGAAGCCGACGCCCTGCGCAAGCTCACCGCCGAACTGAAGCCCAAACTCGCCGAACTCGCCGCGCGCGTCGAAGCGCTGGAACGCGCGCCCGCGCCGCCGCCGCTGATGCCCGGCACTGCGGCGGTCTCCAAGTCGGCGGCCTCGGGCCTCGACGCGCTCGCGGCGGAACTTTCGCGGCTGTCGCCCGAAAAAGCCTCGCTGGTCCTGATCAAGGCCGCCCAGTCCCAGCCGAAACGCTTCGGCTGAGCCCTGCCTCAACGCATGTCCTTCACGCGAAGCGGCGTCCGCTTCGCGTGAAAATGCTCCTGAAATCGCAACAGAGAAAGCAAGTCCATGACCGCAATGCAGAACGCGCTGGAATTGAAGGAAGCCATCCGCAAGTCGCAGCTCAATCCGCTCTCCGACCCGCGCTTCGCCACCTTGGAGAAATCCACTTTCAGCGAACCCGCCTCCGCGACCACCGGCCTCGCCTATTACGACCTCGAGGCCGGCGCCAAACTTCTCTTCCCGGTTCTGACGCCCTTGCGGAATTCCATCCCGCGCGTCTCCGGCAAGGGCGGCGTGCAGGCCGCCTGGCGCGCCATCACCGCCATCAATTCGACGGGTCTGCGCATCGGCGTGTCCGGCGGCAACCGCGGCGGCGTCGCCGCGATGACCACCAAGGACTACATCGCCAACTACAAGGGCCTCGGCATCGAGACCAGCGTGGATTTCGAGGCGCAATACGCCGGCCAGGGCTTTGACGACCTCCGGGCGCTCGCCGCCCAGACCGGCCTGGAAGCCCTGATGATCGGCGAAGAGGCCATGATCCTTGGCGGCAACGGTTCGCTGGCGCTGGGAACGACGGGAACGCCGACTCTGGCCGCCTCGACCACCGGCGGTTCGCTCGCCACGTCCACGCTGTCGGTCATCTGCGTCGCCCTGAGCCACGAAGGCCTGATCAACGCCTCCGTCAGCGGCGGCATCCAGGCGCAGATCACCCGCACCAACGCCGACGGCACTTCGGACAGCTTCGGCGGCGGCGCGGCGCAGAAATCCGCCAACGCCACCGTCAGCGTCACCGGCCCCTCGGGCTCGGTCAGCGCCTCCGTGGCCGTCAAGTCCGGCGCGGCCGGCTATGCCTGGTTCTGGGGCGCGGCCGGCTCCGAACTGCTCGGCGCCGTCACCACCATCAATTCCGTGGTGATCGCCGCGACCGCGACGGGAACGCAGACGGCGGCCTCGCTGCCCGCCGCCGACTGGTCGGTCAACGCGCTCGCCTTCGACGGCCTGCTCACCCAGGCCTTCGCTTCGGGATCGGGCTCGCTGGTCATCACCCAGCCCAACGGCGTCGCGGGCGCCGGCACGCCGCTCACCGCCGACGGCGCCGGCGGCATCGTCGAGATCGAGAACGTCCTCAAGACCAATTGGGACAATTACCGCCTGTCGCCGGACGAAGTCTGGGTCTCCTCGCAGGAGGCCATGAACATCTCGAAGAAGGTGCTGTCGGCCGGCTCCAACGCCGCGCAGCGCTTCATTTTCGACGCCACCGACCAGGCCTTCGCCGGCGGCGTGATGGCCACCACCTACAAGAACAAATATTCGATGGCCGGCCCCAAGTCGCTCGACATCAAGGTCCATCCCAACATGCCCGCGGGCACGATGCTGTTCCTCACGCGGCAGCTGCCCTATCCGCTGGCCAATGTCGGCAACGTCATCCAGATGCGCACCCGCCAGGATTATTACCAGATCGAATGGCCGCTGCGCTCGCGCCGTTACGAATACGGCGTCTACGCCGACGAAGTGCTGCAGCATTATTTCCCGCCGTCCATGTCGGTGATCACCAACATCGGCAACGGCTGATTTTTCGCCGCGCCGCCGCCGTCCCGGCCCGACCGGGACGGCGCTCCTCCCCGCCGTCCCGCAAATGGATCGACCAATGAAATTTCAGGCTCCTCCCGGCGTCACCGCGCTGTCCTGCGCGGGCGAGGACATCATCCCCGACGCCCAAGGTTGTTTCGAAGCGGCGGAAAATCTGGCCGACGACCTTGTCGCCCACGGCTGCGTTCCCGCGCCGCCCGAAGCCGACGCCAACACATCGCGCGCGAAGAAGCAAAAGCGCGCCGAGAAAGCGGATTGACCATGGCGCGAGGCGATCTCGTTTCCCTTACGGCGCTGAAGGCCCATCTCGGCGTCCAGTCCAGCGCCGACGACATCCTGTTGTCCAGCATGATCGGCCAGATCAGCCGGGCGATCTGCACCTATCTCAACCGCGCCTTCCTGTGGCCGCGCGACGTCGCCGACATTTTCGACGGCAACGGCCGCAACCGCATCCAGTTGCGCAACTGGCCCGTCATCTCCATCGCCTCCCTCACCGTCGATGGCCAGCCGGTCCCTCAATCCACGGACGGCCAAAGCTATGGCTGGATGCTCGAACCCGGCGACGACGATCCCCCCGGCGCCATGCAGATGCTGATGCTGCGCGCCGGCTGTTTTCCGCGCGGCTGGCAGAACGTGGTCGTCCAATATCGCGCCGGCTATCAGATCTCCGCCGAGCCGCAGACGGTCCCGCACGCCGCGCCCGCAAGGATCGCCGTCGACCAGCCCTACGGCCCCTTCGCGGTCGATTGCGGCGCCGCCTACGCGTCGGGCGCGGCGCTCACGCCGGTCGCCGCCAATCCGGCGCAAGGCCAATATGCCGTGGATGCGTTCGGCGATTATCTTTTCTCCGCCGCCGATGCGGGCGCGCAGGTTCTGCTCAGCTACGGCTACGTCCCGCAAGACCTCGCCTCCTGCGCGCTCGAATGGGCGGCCGACCGCTACCGCCACCGCGACCGCATCGGCATGACCTCGAAAAGCCTCGGCGGCCAGGAAACCGCCGCCTATCGCATCACCGCCATGCCGGATTACGTCCAGCAGGGCCTGCGCAGCTTCGCGCGCATCATCGCCAACTGACATGCTGCAAATCAGCCTCGAAGGCCAGTCGGAGCTTTCCGAGCGACTCGCCATTCTGCCCGACGACCTGCGCGCCGCGCTCGCCGAAAAAATGAATGCGCTGGCGCAGGAGATTTTCACGCAGATCGTCGACGTCAATCTGAGCGGCGGCGTGCTCAACGCCCACACCGGCGCCTTGCGCGACTCCGTCAAGTTGCGCGAGGACAACCAGGACTCCGCGTTCACAGTCGAAATCGCGACCGACGGCAGCGCGCCCTATGACGCGATCCAGGAATATGGCGGCAAAACCGCCGCCCACGAGATCATCCCCGACAAGGCCCGGGCGCTCGCCTTCATGTTCAACGGCAAGCAGTTTTTCGCGCGGCGGGTCCAGCATCCGGGATCGCTCATCCCCGAACGCTCCTACCTGCGCTCCGCGCTCGAGGAGAGAAGCGAAGACATCCGGCAAGCGCTCAGCGGCGCCCTGGCCGGGGCCTTGCAGCGCGCGACGGAAAACGCCGCGCCGGGAGCAAAGGAAAATCCATGAACGCGCGCGAAACCATCATCGAGGCGCTGTGCGCGCAATTGGCGCAGGCGCGCTTTTCCGCGCCGCTCAACGGCCGCGACACATGGGCGACGCTGTCGCGCCGTCTCAAATTGTGGAGCGATGTCGCCAGCGCCGACCAGCCGGCGCTGTTCGTCGCCGAGCACAGCGAAACAACAGCCTTCGCTTCGGAGACGCTGCCGGGCAAGACCACGCTCAACGTCGATCTGTTCATCTACATTTCGGCGGGCCACGATCCGCGGAGCATTCCCGCGCGCGATCTCAACCTCGCGCTCGATGCGCTCACCGCCGCGCTGGCGGCGCCGCCGGGTTCCGACCGCCAGACCCTCGGCGGCCTCGTCTATCACTGCCGCATCGAGGGCCGCATCGTGAAGGACCCCGGCGACCTCGATGGCCAGGGCCTCGCACTGGTCCCGATCAAGATCCTCGCGCCGTAACGCGCAACATTCCGCTCAACAAGGAGCCATGATCCATGTCGAACACAACTTCCGTCGCTTTCGGCTCGGGCGTTCTCATCGCCACGCCGTCCGGCGCCAACGCGACGCCGGTGCAGTTCGGCGCGCTTCAGGACGTCACGCTCGATTTCAGCTTCACCTCGAAGCAGCTGTTCGGCCAGTACCAGTTCCCGATCGCTTTTGCGCGCGGCGAGGGCAAGATCAGCGGCAAGGCCAAGTTCGCCAATATCGACGGCCCGCTCTACAACGCCTGCTTCTTCGGCCAGACGCTGAATGCGGGCCAGAAACTCTGGGCCTACAACGAAGCCGGCGCCGTCGCGTCCTCCACGCCTTACACCTACACGACCGCCAACGCCTCCGCCTTCGACGCCGACCTCGGCGTGGTCTATGCATCGAGCGGCCTCGCGCTCACCCGCGTCGCCTCCACGCCCACCGTCGGCCAATACACGCTCTCGGGCGGCATCTACACCTTCAATTCCGGCGATTCCGGCAAGGCCATCCTGGTGTCCTATTCCTACACCCAGACATCCTCCGGCAGCGGCTCGCGCGCGGTGATGACCAACAAGCTGATGGGCGCGGCCCCGACCTTCCAGATCGATTTCTATCAGACCAGTCCGAGCGTCGCCGGCGCGCAATGGTCTCTGCGCCTCTACAGCTGCGTCTCCACCAAACTGAGCATCGCCTCCAAGACGCAGGACTTCAGCATCCCCGAACTCGATTTCGAAGCCTTCGCCAATTCGGCGAACAACATCGGCGAAATCAACACGGCGCTCTGACATGCGGATTGATCCCAAGGTCGATTGCGCCCAGGCCCCGGTGGCGGCTCTGGGCGGTCGGGAATTCTTCATTCCCGCGCTTTCGCTGCGCCAGTCGCGCATCGTCGTTCCCGGCCTGCTGAAACTGCTGCCGCGTCTCAACGCCATCCAGGCCCGCATCGGCGCCGGCGACCCCCTCGGCGCGGCTCTGCTCGAACAGGACGATCTCGATCTGATGATCGATGTCGTCCACGCCGGACTCTCCCGCGCCCATCCCGATCTCACCCGCGACGACCTGCTCGATCTCGAAGCGGGCTTCGCCGACCTGGCGGGCGCGCTCGCGATCATCGCCAAGCAGACCGGCCTGTTCGCGCCGGCCGAGACCACGCCGGGGGAGTAGGCGAGGGCGCGCCGGATTTCGACCGGATCGTCGCCCATTACTGCCAGATGTCCGGCGAAGCCTGGACCGACGCGCTGGAAAGCGAACTCACCTTTGCGCGCATCCTCGCGCGCAACGCCTACTGGCGCGAAAACCCGCCGCCCGCCGCCCTGCTGTCCGCGATCGCCGCGGGCATGGGGGTCTGGCGCCCGCAAAAACAGCCGGAAAAGGATTCTCTGGGCGCGCTGCGCGCACTGTTTCCCTCCGGACGTTTCTAGGGCCTGTCCTGATGCCTTGTCTTCAAGCGAACCGGCCCCCGCTTCGCTTGAAGACGCTTGTGAAGAACCGGAAAAAGCATGGCGGATAACGTTTCGATCTCCTTCGGCGCCGATGCGTCCGGCTTCCTCGACGGCGTCGCGCGCGTTTCGGCGGCGCTGACGAAAATCAGCGAAGCCTCGCGCGCCTGCGGCTCCTCCCAGCAGGACGTCTCGCGCGCCAACCTCGTCGCGATCAACGGTGAGATCGCCGCCGAGCAGATGGCGTTCGCGCAGAAGCAGTCGCTCTACACCGAGCTGACCCGGCTGAAGATCATGACCGGCGGCGAGCGCGTCGCCGCAACCCAGGCGGCGCTCGACGCCGAATATGCGGCGCAGTCGGCCCTGCTGCAAAAGGAAGCGCAGATCGAAGGCCTGCGTCCCGCGCAGCATCAGGCGATCCTGAGCCGCATGATGCTGCTCGACCAGAAATACGCGGCGGACAGCCAGCGCCTGATGCTGCAATCGGTGGAGCAGATGGTCGCGCCGATGAACCATATGATCGACTCCATGTCGTCATCGATGTCCTCGTCGCTCACCGGAATGATCATGGGCACGAAAAATCTGCAGCAGTCGATGCGCGCGCTCACGACGGCCGTGGTGAACCAGTTCGTGAAAATGGGCGTCGACGTCGTCGCCGACTGGGCGAAAAAGCAGATCGCGCTTGCGGCGCTGTCGGTCGCGGGCGAGGGCCAGAAGACCGCCGCGGCAAGCGCGGGCGCCGCCGCGCGCACCGGCATATCCGCGGGCGAAGCGGCGGCCGGCGAGGCCAATATTTTCGCCACGGTGCTGCGCAACATCACGGCGTCCGCCTCCGAAGCCTTCGCGGGCGTATTCGGCTTTCTCGCGCCCGTCATGGGCCCCGCCGCCGCCGGCCCGGCCGCCGCCGCTCAAGGCGCGGTGCTGTCGGTCGCCGCCTTCGACATCGGCGCCTGGTCGATCCCGCAGGACCAACTCGCCATGGTGCACAAGAACGAACTGATCATGCCGGCCGCCGAAGCGGGCGCCTTCCGCTCCATGTTGAGCAACCAGTCCAACGGCGCGCAATCGCCCGCCGCCGGCGACACGCACGTCCATCTCAATGTTTCCGCCATGGACGCGGCCTCCGTGAAAAACTGGCTCGCCGGCAACTCGCGGCAGATCATGAAGGCGATGAACCAGGCCGTGCGCAACGGCGATCATATCGGTCTGCGGCGGCTGGCGCAGTAAGATCATGGCTGATCTCTTCGGCGTCTGCCTCCTTCCCGCAAGCGGCGAATTCACCTACGATACGCTGCCGGCGCAGGCGAAGAAATCGACGGAAACGTCGTTCTCTCCGATCAACGCCTATTTCGCGCCCGCCGGAACGAGAACCGATTATTCCTTCGCGCTCGACCAGCTCCAGGCCGCGCATCCGGAATGCCAGACCGTGGCGCTGATTTGCGCGTGGTTCGGCAATTCCACCGACGCCGCAACCTGCCAGATTTACCCCTCCACCAACTACATCGGCGGCGCCTTCCGGACCCTCGCCAATGCCGCGTGGAGCAGCGCGAACTGGCAGGTCTCCGGCCTCACGCAATCCTCGCCCGGCCTGATCCCTATCTCGACGAGCAACGGCGCCGCCACCTACGGCGGCACGCCCTCCGACCAGAGCATCGTGCGCTGCATCCGCGATCTGCGCGCGAGAGGTTTTCGCGTGATCTTCTACCCGTTCGTGCTGATGGATGCGCAGGGAAAACCCTGGCGCGGCCGCATCGGCCTCGCGAGCGATCTCACGGCGGCGACGACGCAGACCGTCAACGCCTTTCTCGGCGCCGCGACGCCCTCCCAGTTCACGCGCGACGCCACAAATCTCACCGTCGCCTATTCCGGCGCCCTCACCGATTTCACTTGGCGCCGCTTCATCCTGCACTACGCCAATCTCTGCGTCCTCGCCGGCGGCGTCGATCTGTTCCTGCTCGGCTCGGAACTGCGCGGCCTGGAAATCTTGCGCGGGCCGGACTGGAGCCCGGCGGGAACGACCGACGCCAACGGCCACGCGCAATGGGACTATCCCTTCGTCGCCGGCCTCGCGCAACTCGCCGCCGACGTGCGCGCCACCTTCGACGCCGCCGGCCTCGCCCGCGACCTGACCAATTCGAGAAACCTGATCGCCTATTCCCCGGACTGGTCGAGCTGGAACGGCTGGCAGCACGCGAACGCCAACGGCCAGTGGCCGCACCTCGATTCCCTGTTCGCATCTCCAAACATCGACCTCGTCGCCTTCGACAACTACCTCCCTTTGTCCGACTGGACGCTCGGCGATGGCGGTCTCGATTGCCAGAACTGGAGCGCCCCGGCGCCGGATAGCTGGCCGCCCGCGCCCGACACGATGAACGGACTCGGCCTTCCCGGCCAGCCGTCGCTGCGCAATTCGGACTACCTGAAAGCCAATATCGAGGGTGGCGAAGGCTACAATTGGTATTACAACAACAGCGCCAGCGGCGGCGTCGGCCTCGACCCGCTCGGCACCGACCAGCGCTGCACCCTCCCACTCGGCGACCGCGCCACGCAAACCCGCCACGCCTTCGCCGCCAACCAGCAATTGCTGATGCGAAAAGGCCTGCGCTGGTGGTGGAACAACACACATCGCGCGGTCTACGACAATGGCGACGGAACCGGCTGGAGCCCCCACGGCCCCGCCACCGCGTGGACGCCGCGATCGAAACCCATCGCCTTCGTCGAATACGGCTTCTCCACCGTAGACCGCTGCACCAACCAGCCCAACGTCTTCTATGACGCCAAATCGACCGAAAGCGCCACGCCGTTCTGGTCGCTTTGGACGGGATCGATCGGCATGGGCTGGTCGCCGCTGCGCGACGACGCGCTCGCCGATCTCGCGCTGCAGGCCGTGCACGATTACTGGAGCGCGCACAACGAAATCTCGCCCGCCGCCGTCCCGATGATCCTGACGCCGTTCTGCTGCGCCTGGAACTGGGATGCGCGGCCCTTCCCCGTTTTCCCGCTCGACGCGAATGTCTGGGGCGACGGCGGCGATTGGGCGACCGGCAACTGGATTGCAGGCAAGGGTCCGTCCGCGGCGCCGCCGTCGCCCGACGCGCCGCCCGCCGCGGGTTCCTTCGCAATCTTTCCCCAACTCGTGGGCCAGGGTTGGAGCGTCAAATACCAGCCGCGCTTCCTGACCCAGGTCCAAGTCCACGCATCGGGCCGGGAGCTGCGCGCGTCGCGTCGCGCCAATCCGCTCCATGACATCGAACTGACCTTCAACGTCCTGCGCGACGATCCCGCCAATGCGGAAATGCAGGAGGTCGTCGCCTTCATCGCCAACCACGCGGGACAGGCGCAGCCCTTCCTGTTCGCGCCGCCCGACGCTCTCGGCCAATGCCTTGGCGCCAGTCTCGGCAAAGGCGACGGCGCCACGACGAACTTCGTCCTCAGCCGCCCGTTCGGCGGCTTCGTCGAAACCGTCCAGGCGCTCATTGGCGCGCCGACGATCTACGTCAACGGCGTCGCGAGTCCCTCGACCGCCGTCACGCTGTCGATCTTGCCCGCAACCGTCGTCTTCGCCACGCCCCCGGCGGCGGGCGCGATCCTGACGGCGGATTTCACCGCCGCGCATCTCGCGCGATTCAGCAGCGACGACATCGAGCTGGAACAGTTCATGGCCGAATTCTGGGAAACCAGAAGCCTCAAAATCGAAACGGTGCGCGCGTGAGTCTTCCCATCTTCCCAACCCTTCCCGGCCAAGGCTGGAGCGTCAAGAAATCGCCGACGTTCTCGACCCGCGTCGCCGCGCATTCTTCCGGCCGCGAAGTGCGCGTCCCGCTCTACGCCCACGCGCTCTACCAGTTCGAACTGTCCTTCGACGCCTTGGATTCAAGCGGCGCCCATGCCGGCGCGCAGGCGCAATCCCTGCAAACCCTCATGGGCTTCTGGATGTCGCGCAGCGGCCAGTATGGCGCATTTCTCTACGTCGATCCGACCGACAACGCCGCCACCGACCAGGCCATCGCGACCGGCGACGGCGCGACCACGAGCTTCGTGATCGGACGCGCCATCGGCGGCTATTTCGAACCCGCAAGCTATGTCACCTCGGTCTCCGGCGTCACGGTCAATGGCGCGCCAACCACCGCCTATACGCTGACGGCGCCAAACACCATCGTCTTCTCTGCGCCGCCCGCAAGCGGCGCAACCATTGCCGCAAGTTTTTCCTACGCCTTCGAGTGCCGCTTCCTCGACGATACCGCCGAATTCGAGAACTTCGCCTCCGGCCTGTGGAAGGTCGGCGGCCTCAAATTCCGTCAGGTGCGCTGACATGAAATCCGCTCCCCCCGCGCTTCTGTCCTATTTGAACGCCCTGCGTCCGGCGTCAGACGCGCCGCTGCTCACCGCCGAATGCTTCACCATCTGGCTCTCGACCGGCACGGTGCTGACCTATACCGATTTGGATACGCCGGTCGCGATCAACGGCTTCACCTACCTCGCCAATTCCGTGCTGATCTCCGGTCTGAAATACAAGGCGAGTTGCGGCGTCAACGTCGACAGCCAGCAGGTCATGCTGTTCGCGCGGTCAAGCGACACGATCGGCGGCATCCCTTTCCTCCAGGCGGTGCAGCAGGGCGTGCTCGACGGCGCCGAGATCCAGCGCGAAAAAGTCTTCTTCAGCGACTGGAACACGCCGATCGGCTCGGTGATCCTGTTCAAGGGCCGCGTCGCCCAGATCGACGCGATCGGACGCGCCAGCGCCCAGGTCACCGTCGCCTCGGACATGGTGCTGCTCGACATCGACATGCCCCGCAACGTCTACCAGGCGGATTGCCAGCACGTTCTCTACGACGCGCAATGCGGTCTGGCGGCGGGAACCTATTCCACCGCGGGCGCCGCCGAAAGCGGCTCGACGCAAAACATCATCGCATGGAGCGCGGCGAAACTCGACTACCAGCGGGGCACGATCGCCTTCACTTCCGGCGCCAACACGGGCGTCAATCACACCATCAAGTCCGCGAGCGCGGGCCGCCTCGTCCTCTCCTATCCGCTGCCCTATCCGCCGGCGACGGGCGACGCCTTCGTCGCGACCTTCGGCTGCGATCGCACGATGGCCACCTGCCAGAACCGCTTCGGCAATCTCGCGAAGTTTCGCGGCTTCCCCTTCGTGCCGCCGCCGCAGATCATGACTGGCCCGCTGTCCTCCGTCTCCAACAGAAGCGCAAAGGGCGGCAAATAGGAGCAACATCGTGAACGACGTTTTTGAGCGCGCCGGGACGGACGCCGCCGGCGTTCGCCGACCGTGCGGGGACGAGGCGGAGCAACGCGCCTCCGTGGTTGCCGAGGCGCGCGGCTGGATGCTCACGCCCTATCGCCATTGCGCCGACCTTCGCGGCGTCGGCGTCGATTGCGGAATGTTGATCGTGCGCGTCTTCGTCGATCTCGGGCTCACGCCGCCGTTCGACCCGCGTCCCTACGATCCCGACTGGATGATCCATCGCGACGACGAAAAATATCTGAAGTTCTTCACCGAGCGTTGCGCGCCGATCAAACAGCCGCGCCCTGGCGACATCGTCCTGTTCCGCTATGGCCGCAGCTATTCGCATGGCGGCATCGTCACGCAAACCGATCCGCTGACGATCATCCACGCCTATCACGACGCCGGCTGCGTTGTCGAAGAGCAGCTGAATCAAAATCCCGCCCTGACCGATCCGCGGCGCAAGCTCGCCTTCTTCTCGATTTGGCCCATAACCAGCAACTGAGGGCGCACAATGGGATTTCTCGGAGCTGGGAACGTCAACACCCAGATCACCAAATATTCGGGCTTGCAGGTCCAGACGACGTCAAGCTGCGTGCCCGTGCCGATCGTCTACGGCGCCAATGTGCTCGCGCCCAACTGCTTCTGGTACGAAAACTTCAAGGCGGTTCCGCAACACGCCGGCGGCAAGGGCGGCAAGGGCGGCTCGACGACGAGCTACAACTATTCCTGCTCGATCATGATGGGGATCTGCGAGGGTCCGATCGTCGGCATCGGTCAGATCTGGCAGACCTCCAACACCACGACCACCCTCGTGGACCTGGCCCTCAGCCTGTTCGCCGGCGCCTCGCCGCAAACGGTCTGGTCCTATCTGGCGTCGGCGTTTCCCGCCCAGGCGCTGTCCTATCCCGGCGTGGCCTATGTCGCCAGCGCCAACTACAATCTCGGCGCCTCGGCCAGCGTCGGCAACAACAATTTCGAGGTTCATGGCGTCCTCTACGGCACGGGGGTCAATGGCGTCGACGCCGACCCGGCGCTGGTGATTTCCGACTTCCTCACCAATCCGCAATATGGCGTCGGATTTCCCGCGGCTTCGATCGACGCGACCTCGCTCTACGCCAATGTGGGCGACACATCCTATCAAACCTATTGCTGGGCCAATTACCTCGCCATCAGCCCGGCTCTGAACATGCAGGAAACCGCTTCCTCCATCCTGTCGCGCTGGCTCCAGCTAACCAATGCGACGGCGGTCTGGTCCGGCGGTCTGCTGAAAATCATTCCCTACGGCGACAGCGTCGTTACAGGCGGTTCGGCGGCGTTGCAGAAAACCTGGACTCCGAATCTGACGCCAGTCTACGATCTCTCCGACGAGGATTTTCTGCACACGGAAGGCGAAGACCCGGTCAAGATCACCCGGTCGGATCCCTATTCCGCCTACAATCAGCAGGCCATCGAAATCCAGGCGCGCTCTGACGCCTACAACACCGGCCCGATCGTCGCCTTCGATCAGGCGGCCATCAACCGCTTCGGCCGCCGCGTCGGCTCGACGGTCGCCGCGCACGAGATCTGCGATGTCGCGGTGGCGCAGACCTCGGCGCAATTGATCCTGCAGCGCGGCCTCTACATCCGCAACACCTACAGTTTCAGACTGTCGATGGAGTTCTGCCTCCTCGATCCGATGGACCTCGTGACGCTCACCGATCCCGCGCTGGGCCTCAGCGCCACGGTCGTGCGCATCACCGACATCGAGGAAGATTCCGAAGGCGCGCTCACGGTCACGGCGGAAGAATTCCCGCAAGGCGTGGCTACGGCCACGCAATATCCGACCCAGCCCAGATCGAACGGCGCGCCGGACGCCAATGTCGCGGCGCAACCGGTCAACCCGCCGCTGATCATCGAGCCGCCGCCGCCGCTTACCGGCAATGCCGCGCAAATCTGGATCGGCGCCAGCGGTCAGAATGCGGATCCCAACTGGGGCGGCTGTCTCGTCTGGGCCTCGCTTGACGGAGCGTCGTATACGCGCATCGCGCAGATTTCGTCTCCCGCCAGCCAGGGCGTCCTGCTGGCGGCTTTGCCCGCCTTCGCAGGCGCCAATCCCGACTCCGCCGACACGCTGAGCGTCGATCTGACGCAAAGCGGCGGCGTCCTGAATTCCGTATCCTCCACGGCCGCGGCGGCGGGCGTCACGCTCTGCTATGTCGATGGCGAATATATCGGTTACACGACCGCCAATCTGACCGCCGCCGATCGCTACGATCTCTCCGGACTCTATCGCGCCCAGGGCGCCTCGCAGGCGAGCGCGCATTCGGCGGGCGGCGTGTTCTGCGCGCTTGATTCCGCGATCCTGCATTACGACATTTCCACGGCGCAGATCGGCCAGACGGTCTATCTCAAATTCCAGAGCTACAATGTCTTCGGCGGCGGCGTGGAGGACCTCTCCACATGCGCCGTCTACACGCACACCATCCAGGGTCTGGGCGCCGTCGGACCGGTTGCGGCAAGTCTGGCGATCGGGGCGCCGATGGATTTCGGACTGGTCAACCAGCTTGTCGCCGAAACCGACGATTACGGCGATCTCCAATCGCCGGTCACGCTCGTCGTCGATCTCGGCGGAGTGTCGACCTGATTTCGCATCGCCCGCAACCCGTTCCGCTCAAGGAAAACGCATGTCCGTTCAAGTGAAGCGCCGCCGCGACACGCAGGCCAATGTCGCCGCCTATATCGGCGCCCAAGGCGAATTGATCGTAGACACGACCAACAATCGCGTCACCGTTCACGATGGCGTCACGCCTGGCGGCTGGGCTGCGGCAAAACTGTCGGAAATCGGAAGCGCAGGCTCTTCGGTTGCAAAAACCACCGTGTCCGACGCGAATTACACCGTGCTCTCGACGGATCGCGTCATCGGCATCGCAACGCTCACCGCCGCCCGGACGCTGTCGCTGCCCGCGGCCTCGTCCTTCCCCACCGCGCAGACTCTCCTGATGTTCGACGAATCCGGCGCGGCCTCGTCCTCGCTTGCCGTCACCGTCGCCGCCAATGGCTCCGACAAGATCGACGGCGCGGCCAGCATCGCGATAAACTCCGCCTATGGCTTCATCGCGCTGCAAAGCAATGGCGTCGCCAAATGGACCGTGGTCGCGCGCGCGGCCTCGAACCTGCCCGGCGTCGGAATCGGAACCGCGCTGGACCCCAACAATGCGCTGTCCGTCTATGGCGCCTCGGCGCTGTTCAACGGGACCACCTTCAATTTCACGCTCAACAAATCGGCCGCCGCCAACACTGCCTCCGTGCTGTTCCAGGATGGCTTTTCCGGCCGCGCGCAGGTCGGGCTCTGTGGCGACGACAATTTTCATTTCAAGGTCTCGCCGGACGGCGCGACGTGGAACGACGCCATCAACATCAACGCCTCGACCGGCCAGCCCACTTTCGCGCAGGGGATCGCCGCCGGCGAGGCGGTCGGCTTCCGCAACCGCCTCCGCAACGCCAGCTTCGCCATCAATCAGCGCGGGGTTTCCGGCACGGTGACGCTCGCCGCCGGCGCTTACGGCCATGACGGCGTCAAGGCGGGCGCCAGCGGCGCGACCTACACCTTTTCGACATCGGGGATCGACACCACGATCACGATCAGTTCGGGATCGCTGATCCTGCCGATCGAGTCCGCCGCCATCGAGGGCGGCTCCTACACGCTCTCGCAGGCGGGGACGGCGCGCGCGCGAGTCTGGCAGGGGACCGGTTCTTCAGGCTCGGGAACCTATGCCGCCTGTCCGCAGACCGTCACTGGCCTGACGGCGGCGACCCAAACCAATGTGGAATTCACGACGGGCACGATTCTTCGGCCGCAATTCGAGCCCGGCGCGGTTGCGACGGCGTTCGAGCGCCGGCCGCCCGGTTACGAATTGCGGCTGTGCCAGCGGTATTACTGGCAGCCCTCGGGAGTCTTCATCGGGATTGCCTACAGCACCCTGCTCGTCACCAGCATTCTCGTCTTTCCGACGACGATGCGCGCGGCCCCGACGATATCGGGCGCGATCGTCTACGATAATGGTTCGGCGCTTGGCACAGCGGCGTTTCAGTACAATTCGACGAACAGCGTCCAAGTCTACAATTCCGCCAACAACTGGGTGACCAATCATAACATAACGATATCTGCCAGTCTGAGCGCGGAAATCTGACAATGATGACGGGCTACACTCTCACGAACTCCACTCTTGCCGATAATGCGCAGCCGATCATGCGCTCGGATGGCGCGTTCATCCCGCCAGATCCTGCGAACGTCGATTTCCAGGCCTATCTGGCTTGGCTCGCGGCGGGCGGCGCGCCGGCGGACCCGTCCTCCCCCGTTCAAGCCGTCCCGGCGCAGGTTTCCCGCCGCCAGTTCTTCCAGGCGGCGGCGCAAGAGGGGCTTATCACGCAGGCCGAGGCGCTGGCCCTCCTGGCGAGCGGAACCATGCCGCCGAGCCTTGCCGCCGCGGTCGCGACGCTCCCGACGGCCGAGCAATTCCCCGCGCAAATGTCGATCCTCGGCGCCGCCGCATTCGCGCGGGCGAACACGCTCATTGCGGCGCTGGGGACGGCGATGGGCAAGACCAGCGCCGACATCGACGCTCTGTTCACACTCGCCGCGTCGCTCTGACGCGAGCCCGTCGCTCGAAGCGACCACCAGTTCCGGAGACAGGCATGGAATGGCAAAACCCTGATGGGTCCTTGACCCGCGGCGTGATCATCGAAGATGGCGCCGGCAACAAGATCACCAGTTTCGCGGGCGGCGGCGCCGGCGGCTCCAACGCCAGCGTCGGTGCGAGCGGCGCCGCGGCTCCATCGAGCGCGACCGAGATCGGTTTTGTCAACGCGCTCGGAAATCTCACGCCGGTGGCCGCGTCCAACCCGCTCCCGATTGCCGCCGCGACCGCGCTGGTCACGAGCGACAGCGGCGCCGCCATCACCGGCGCCGCCATGCCCAGCGGCGGCTCGGGTCTCACCGGCTGGCTCTCCGCGATCTGGTCGAGGCTTTCCGGGACGCTCGCCGTCTCCTGGACCGGTTCGCCGAACGTCACGGTCGCCAATTCGTCGCTGGCGGTGACCGGCGCATTCTACCAGGCGACACAGCCGGTATCGGCCTTGGCGCTGCCGCTGCCCGCAGGCGCGGCGACCGCCGCCGCGCAGACGGGGGTCCAGACGACAACCACAGCCGGCGCCGCCAATCGGGCCGTGATTTCCGACGCGGCGTCGGGCCAGGGCGCGCTCGTCGCGGCCTTCCACAATGCCGACAATCAGGCCCTCGGTTCGACGTCCTATGGCGTGATGACCGGCGGCGTCGCGCAACTCGTCAATTCCAGCGGCAATCTCGACCGCCAGCGCGAGGGCTATGCCGACGCGATGGCGATCACCGGCTTCGCCGGCAGCATCGCCATGGTGCTGAACGGGTCCGGCACGTGGGATCGCCCGCGCTCGGCCGCAGCCGCGCAGGCGACGACTGGGACCGGCGTTGCTGCCGAAGCCGCGTTCGGCGTCTATAATTCCTCCCTTCCCTCGCTGACGAGCGGCCAATATTCCGCACTGCAGCTGGACGGCTCCGGACGGCTTATCGTCAGCGCGCTGCCGAGCGGCTCCAATGTCATCGGCGCGGTCAATCTCGATATCGGCGGCGCAACCGTCAGCCAAGGCAATCCGGTTCCGACAACCGAGACCTACGCCAATATCGCCACCGGCCAGGTCTCCGTCGCATCCACTGCGACGCTGATCGTCGCCGCACGCGCTGGCCGCAAGGAGGCGACAATCGTCAACAACTCGACGACCGCGGTCTTCCTCGGCGCTTCCAGCGTCACGCCATCCTCGGGTCTCCTGCTGGCGGGTGTTGTTGGCGAGGGCATCACGATTACTGGCGGCGCAGCAATCTACGGCATCACGGCGACGGGCTCCGAGACCGTGAGCTATCTCGAGGTCTACTGATGCGTAGCGCGATCGCTGTTCTCCCGCTTCTGCTCGGCGCTCTGACTGCGAGCGCGCAGGACGTGGCTATCCAGAGGATGAACAATGCGGGAGGAATCCCGATCCATAGCGGAGGAGGGCACGCATTCTCTCCTCCCGCCGGATACGTCCAGCCGACCATTGTCAACAACTATCTGATTGCGGCGGGGGATTCCCGCACAGCGAATTCGATGGTCTTTCCCGCCTGGTCTGGCGGAAACACGTTCACGACGGCGACCAATTATTCCAATGGCTATGCAGGCTGGCTGTTTCCCCTGTCGGGCAACAGGTATCTTGCGGAGATCGGGTGGAACTATGCAGTCGGAGCGCAAACGACCGCCGGCATCGCCGGGCGTCTGTGGAACACGACGCAGTACTGCAATGATTCCGGTTCGATAGCCGCCGCCTGCTTCACCGACGCGAGCTCCACGGTCAGCTCTGCGGTGTCGGCCAATCCGTCCTCGCCGCTGACCATTCCGCTGGGAACTGTTTCGGGAACTCCAGCTGCTGGCGATTACATCACATCTTCGGTCGGCGTCAATTTCGGCTGTGCGATCACCAGCTATAATAGCTCGGCGCCGAGCGTCACCGTTCCCGCCAACTGCATCACCGGTCCGATCGCTTCTGGCGCCGCCGTTGCGTTCGCGCATCCAGCCCACGCCTCGTCGTTCACGAATTATGCGCCCTTCCAGTCCTCTGGAACCGCCGGCGCGACCATCACCGACGTCGACACCAACAAGGTCAACGGCGGAGCCTATTACGGGGGCTCGTACTCATTCGCCACGGACCCTGCTCAGGTCCTGTTCCTGATGGCGGGAACGAACAATGCGAACAGAGCCGTCGCCAACACCATTGCCGACTTCCAATCGATCTTCAACGCCTACGGTCCGTCCGGGTTCAACAAGATCGTCGTGATGAGCGACGAGGTTCCCAGGGGGCTGGCCGAGGGCTATTCCCAGGCGAATGCGTCCACGAACGGCAGTCCCGAGGCGTGGACCATTCCCTCGTCGTCGCCATACACGATTACTGTCGCAAATGCTTCCACCTACTACGACACGCAGCAGGTGCTGTATGCGCCCTGCGGGTCCACGTCCACGGGGGCGCCTGCATACACCTACTACTGCGGAACAACGGCCTCTGGCGTCACGTTCTCCCCCGGTTCGTCCGACGGGACTGCGCTGACGCAGGTCACCGGACCGCCCTCAGCCGGTCAGTATTCTGTTGCCAATGGAGTCTATACGTTCAATAGCTCGGACGCGGGCAAGCACATCGTCATCCTCTACAGATGGGTGAACAACGCGACCGTCGCCGCGCCGAACTATCTGACGACCATCCACAACTGGCTGGACTCAACAGACTGCGGATCGTGGACCGATCCTCTCTCGTCGACTACGTACCCCGGCGTGTCTGGGGCGCAGTGTGCGGATCTGTATCCGTGGGTGCATGTCGCCTCCACCTGGAGCGCTCTGCTCGACACGAGCACTGGCTCGAACGACTACAATCTTCCCTACACGTCGGTGGACGGACTGCACCCAACTCCGTATGGGGGCGCCCTCCTCGCACAGGCGATGCTGAACGCGGGCAACTCCGTCGTAACGAGCATGCCCTCCACGCCCTATACGGTGGCGACAGCAAACAATACATGGTTTTACGGAACCACCTATGTGTCTTCCGCAGCCCAAACGTCCACCTGCCCGACCCAGCCCAAGGGATTCTACATTGCGAATGTGACTGTCGGGTCTACTCCTCTGTCATCTCTGTCCTCTGCGCAGGCAGCTGCGCTGTTCCCCGTCGGCGCCAAGCTGTACTTCCAGAATGCGACGCAGGCGGCGAATAACGGCTTCTCGATCACATGCGTGGATACGACAAACGCGCTGATTCAGATGTCGGCGACATCGAAAGCGACCCTAACCGGTTCCTCCGTCAACTGGGCGATGGCGCAAGCCGACCTGACAAGTCCCGCATCGTTCCTCGCCAATGGAATTACTGGCGGCTACATCTACAGCTACCAGACCAACACAGCATCTCCGGTGGCGAACTCCCTGACTCCCTCCGGGTCCATGATCGGACCCACTGTCGAGCAAGGTGTGCCTTACGGCTGGACTCTCGCCCTGGACTCGGGCTCGACCACCGCGATGTCGAAGGGCATCCTTGGGTTCGGGTACGGGGTCGAGCAGAACCCGTTCTTGGACGGAAACGACGACTTCGTGATGCAGTTCCAGGGATATGCCGGAACCGGCACGCCCCAGATCTCTCTGACGCAGTCCATCCAGACTCCGCTCGCGAATGCATTCGCAACTGGGTCGCAGCAGAGAGCCCTCTGCCGGGTCATGGTTTCGGCAGGTCCGAACGGTCATCTGTATGGGCTGACCGGAGTGGTCGTGAAGTACTCCGACAACAACGGCGCTGGAGGGTTTGTTCCTCCTGGGCTGTCCTCCGGGGCTTACACGATCTGGGCTGGCCTGACGGGAAATGGAGCAACGGTCTTTAATGACGCCAGTCTGTGGACTGGCGCGCCAGGGGTGCAGAGCACGAATCTTGGAAACACTCTGATTCTGGACGAGATCACGCCTCCTGCCCAGGTGCAAGGCGGAGGGACAAATACTTCACAGGTGGTTCTGTACGTAACGCTGTCGCCAGGCGATCCGGTGTCGGCAACTGTCAGGTTCAGGAACTGCCGGGCCATGCAGGTGTCGCAATGACCACGATCTACAATCTTCGCGCCTCGACCAACGTCTCGTTCAGGTTGACCATCGACCTTTCGAGCCTTTCGGGCGTTTATGACGTCGCCTCGTCCGTCATTCGCATGCAGGCGCGGATGACGGCCGCGGCCGCCGATCCGCCCGTCTACGAATGGTGTTCGAGCAACAGCCAAGGCGGTCTCGTCTCCTTCGACCCCGCGTCGCGCCGGTGCATTTTCTCCGCGCCGGAATCGGCGATGGAGCAAATGCCCGAAAACCTCGTCTATGACTGCAGGCTGGAACTGGCCAGCGGCGTGGTTATTCCCCTGTTCGCCGGCCAACTCGTTTTTGCGCGCGGGATCACGCGAACCGCATCGGTTTCGACCGCCAACGGGAATCTCGGCCTCACGGATACCGTCACGGTCGACGGAACCGCCTCCGATGCGCCCACGCCTCTGCCCTTGTCGCTCTCGTCGGTCCTGGTGATTGTGCGGGAAGCGGAAACCTCGGCGCAAGCGTCGGCTTTCGCGGCGTCTCAGGCGGCGGCGCAGGCCTCATCCGCGGTGTCGGCGTCGAACAACCTCATCTCCGCCCTCATCTACGGTTGACCGCCATGAAGCAGGTTCTCATTCCCGCCGCCTTCAATCCCGCAGCGGGCACAGTCGACTTCTCCAACGTCTCCGGCTTTGTTCCCGCGAGACTGCTCGCCATCGTCAACGCGACCGCGCGCGCCGTCGTCTACGATCCGACCACGCAGGGAATGGGAATCGCCTCCATTTCCGGATCGATTGTGACTCTTCAGGCGAATATTTCCGCTCAGGGCGCAAGTGATCGCGTCATTGCTTTCTATGACGATGGACAGAGCGCGGCGACGGCGGCGCTGCAGCCGGCTTTGCACGCCGACGGCGGCGCCCTGGCGCATGTCACCAACTTCCCTTCGAGCCAGACGACGAACGACGGCGGCACCCCGATCGCGGGCGCCGCTATGCCCGCTGGCGGTTCGGGACTGAGCGGCTGGCTTTCCGCGATCTGGTCGAAACTTTCGGGCACCCTGGCCGTTTCCTGGTCGGGACAGAGCGTGGCGGCGACGCAATCGGGCGCGTGGTCGGTTTCGGTCAGCAATCTCGCGACCACACAGGCGATCAGCGCGGCGTCGCTGCCGTTGCCGGCCGGCGCCGCGACGGCGGCGAATCAGCCGTCCCTGAACGCCGATGGCGGCGCTCTCGCGCATGTCACCAATTTTCCTTCGACCCAGGTCGTCTCCGGCGCCGTGACGGCCTACGACGGCGGCGCCGCGATCACGGGCGCGGCGATGCCGACGGGCGGCTCGGGATTGACCGGCTGGCTTTCCGCGATCTGGTCGAAACTTTCCGGAACGCTCGCCGTCTCTTGGACGGGGCAGAGCGTGGCGGCGACGCAATCGGGCGCGTGGTCGGTTTCGGTCAGCAATCTCGCGGCCACACAGGCGATCAGCGCGGTGTCGCTGCCGCTGCCGGCCGGCGCCGCGACGGCGGCGAATCAGCCGTCCCTGAACGCCGACGGCGGGGCCCTGACGCATATCACCAATTTTCCGTCGACGCAGCCGGTCTCCTGGTCGGGTCAAACGGTCGGCGTGTCCAGTCTTCCCAGCCTGCCCGCAGGCGCCAACACGATCGGCTCGGTCAATGTCGCCAATTTCCCGTCGAGCCAAACGGTCTCAGATGTCCAGAGCGCGCCGTTTTCGGGCGCCGTCGCGATGACTGCCGGGACGGTTTACGCAGCGCAACGCTCGCTTGGCGTGCTCTGTTCCTCCTCGGGAAGCGTTCAGATTCAACTCTCCGACGGTTCGGGTCTCACCTTGCCGGTTACGCCGGGCTGGCAGACATTTCCTTTCGCCGTCGTGCAGATCGTCGCGGCCGGCACGACAGCAACCGCCAGCTACTTCAACTTGAAATGAGAGATGAAATGTTGCGCTTCGTTCGCCGCGTCTTTCTCGCCGTCATCGCGTGTTCCGCGTCTCCCGCTTTCGCGGTGCCAAGCGGCCAGTCCGCGCCTGTCACCGACGCTTCGTCGCTGACGATTACAGGAACAGGCTCTAATGTTCCGCGCACGGCCGCCGCTCGCGCCGCCGACGAAATCAACGCGCTGGATTACGCCAGTTTCCAGGCCGCCGCCGGCCAGGCCGCGAGCGCCGGCAAGGTGCTTCGCCTTCCCCCTGGCTCCTATTCCTACACGTCCTCGACAACGCTTACCGTCTCGGCTCCGGTCATTTTCGAGCCCGGAGCGGTGCTGACGTGCTCCCGCGCCAATGTCGCGTTCACTGGCCTGATGAGCGCGCCGCGAACGAAAATCTTCGCCTCTGGCTGCGCTCCGACCCTTGGGCCGGTCGCTGATGCCGTTTACCCGCAATGGTGGGGGGCGACCTGCAACGGCGGCGACGACACCGCGGCGCTGCAGAATGCGCTTGACGCCGGAGGAAGCTCCTCACCGCGCCGGGTTTCGATCTCAGGCAATTGCCAATCCTCCGCGACGCTGATCGTCGCCAAACAGGTGGAAATCGCCTGTGGCGCCTGGGAGAACGGCCTTATCCTCAATTCGCCGACGTCCGGCGTCGATCTCTTGGATATCACGACCGGAAATTTCAGAATGCACGACTGCGCCCTGAGCAGCAATTACGCTCAGGGATCCGGCGCCATGCTGCGCTTTTCGGGCGTAGGCAACGAGCAACTTTCGCATCTCTACTTCTGGGGCCACGGCACAATTGGAACCGGTATCTATCTCGAGAATGCGACAAACGCGTCCATGCACAATATCTGGGTGCAGAACGCAACCGGCCCCTGCGTCGTGGCGACGGGAACGACAAGCACGACCATCGGAGCGTCCGGTTTCATCGACTCTTTCGGAACCATCGCCGGGGGATCGGGCGGGACCGACGGAACCTATTACAATGTGAAACTGACGGGCGGTTCAAGTTACGGCGCTTACGCGAACATTGTCGTCTCCGGCGGCGCGGTCGTCAGCGTCACGCAAATGGTCCAATCGGGGAAGGGCTATCTCGTCGGCGACGTGCTCTCCGCTCCGTCGTCCGCTATAGGCGGCGTGACCGGGTTCTCGGTCCCTGTGGCGTCCATCGGGCTTGGCAGCACCGATATTCAATTGGACAGCCATTCCCGTTGCGATGGCGCTCAGGGTTTCGCGATCGGTCCCTATACCGACGGAGTCTATATCACCGACAATATTTTTTACGGCAACAGTGGGCCGGCGGTCTATCAGACCGCAAAAAATGTTTGGGAGGTCGGCGGCTCCTACCAGATCGTCGGCAATGACTTCGACACGTCTCCAAGCTCAAGTCCTTCGGTGTCGAGCCTGTATTTCCTCAATGCCTGGGATGTGATGATCACCGGGAACCGCATCGGCTATTTCACCGGCGTCGCAGGCATTCAGGCGCTCAACGCCAACCAGCTCGTGATCACCGGCAACAAGATCGTGGGGGGCAAGGCGACCTCATGCATCGATCTCGGAACCAGCAGCGGATCGGCGTGGGCGACGCAAGATTTCACTGTCACCGGCAACGTCATCAACGGGTGCAACTATGGCGTCGCGCTAGAGGCCGGCGCTCAGAACGGCGTCGTCTCGGACAATGTGATTTCCGGACAGACCGTCGCGTCGATCTCGACGGCTTGCAATACATCCGTCGTCGTCGGCTCCAACGCGATTAATCCGAATGGCGGCAAGCGTTTCGCGTGGAACTGCGGCGGGCAAAACTCGAACGAATATGCCGGCGTCGGCGGCCCGCGTCTGCTGGCGGCCATCCACGGCGCCGACATGAATTCGACCTCCGATCAGAAAATGTATGTCTCGCCCAACATCACCGCCTACGACATCAGCAAGATCGTCGTGACGAACTGCTCGACGGCGCTGGCGGTTCCGACCGGTGGGTTCTACTTTGGCGCCGGAAAGTCGCAGCCGTTCGTCGCGGCGACGCAGACTTACACGAACGCGAGTGTCTACGCGATCACCAACCCGACGCTGACTTATCTGGCGAACCAGCATACAACGCAGAACTATTTTTACTTCTCGCTCACCACGGCCAATGGCTCGGCGGCGACCTGCGACATCTTCGTCTATGGCGACGATCTGAGCTGACGTCTTCGCCGCCACGGACGAAACACGAAAAGCCCTAGGGATGTCGCTGCGGCGGGCCTGATGCGGCTTCCGCGAGATCGCGATGCGCGGAAAACCGGCGCTCGCTCAGCGACGCGCCTCGGCCTGCCCTCCTTTTTCGAAAGCCCAGACCATGACCTTTATCATCGAACCGCGCGGTTTCACCGCTGCGGAATTCAAAGACTATTGCGCCACGCTCACTTGGGCGCAAGGCTGGCGTCCGAAGTTCGTCACGCTGCACAACACCGCCGAACCGAATCTGAAACAATGGAGCCATTTCGGGCTTGGCAAGGAGGCGGGCGCGAAGCGGGTCCACAATCTCAACAGCTACTACAGGAGCCTGCATTGGCATAGCGGGCCGCACATTTTCGTCGCGCCCGATCTGATCTGGGTCGCGTGCGATCTGCAACAGGATGGCGTCCACGCCTCCTGCTACAATCGGACATCGCTCGGCGTCGAAATGGTTGGGGATTATGCGACCGAGGCCTTTGACAGCGGCGACGGCGCCAAGGTGCGCGACAACGCCGTGGCGGCGGTCGCCGCGCTCTACCGCGCGCTGCGCCTTTCGCCGACCACCCTTCGCTTTCACAAGGAATGCGTCCGCGACCATCACAATTGTCCCGGCGCGCGCGTCGACAAGTCGGATTTCATCGCGCGCGTAAAGGCCGCTGTGGGGTGAGCCTTCTTGCGAAGATCCTGGATATTTCCGTTCGATCTCACTGACTTTAGGAAAAAATCATGGACCTTGAAGCCTATCGAGCGACGGCCGAGACTATTCTCAAATTCTGGATGAACGCTGGACTCACCCTCGAGCAGGCCTGTGGCCTTCTCGCACAGGCGGACGCCGAAAGCTCGCTCAATCCCAAGGCGGTCGGCGATCACGATCAGGCTTTCGGCATTCACCAATGGCACGCTGCGCGCATCGACGCTATCCGCAACGGTTGCGGCGTCGATCTGCACAGGCTTCCCTCCCTCGACGATCAACTCAAGGCGGCCTTGTGGGAGTTGACGCACACCGAAAAGCGCGCCTGGGCGGCGATCCGCGACACGCACACCGCTTATGACGCAGGTTATGCAGGCTGTCGATATTGGGAGCGCCCAGCCTCGCCGCAGCAATACGCCAAACGCGGCCAGAAGGCGGAAGTCTGGAAAACTTACTTTCAGGATAATCCGGCGCCGGACTGATCGACGCTGATCGGCGCCGCCGCGCGCCTTAAAGCCATAGGCGTCCCATCCCGTTCCCCCGAAAAGACCTACAATGCCTCATCTTGATATCGTCACCTGCGTCGCAAATCCGATCGGCTGGTCCAGCCGGACCCGTCTCGCAGCGCCTGCCATTCTGAGCTGGCTGGAAGAGCCGGAGGTGCGCGTCACGCTGGTCGAATGCGCCTATGGCGCCCGCGACCACGAACTCGCGGCGCTCGCCGATCATCCGCGCGTCACCTTCGTTCCCGTCCGCGCCACCACGATGGTCTGGAACAAGGAAAACCTGCACAACATCGGGTTTTCGCGCGCCCCGGCCGACGCGGAATATTTCGGCTCCTTCGACGCCGACATCCATTTCCGCCGTCCCGGCTGGGCGCGCAACACCATCCGCGCCCTCGACCTGCATCCGGTCGTGCAGCCCTGGTCGGTTTGCTACGATCTTGGGCCGAACGACGAGCACATTCAGACGCACACGTCTTTCGCGCGGTTGTTCCGCGAGGGCAAGCCGGTCACGCCGAAGGGCGAAAAGTTCTGGAAATCCAACGGCGGCTATTACGAATACGCTCATCCCGGCTTCGCCTGGGCCTGGACGCGCAAGGCGCTGGATCGGATCGGCGGTCTGTTCGAACTCGGCGCCATGGGGTCGGGCGATCATCACATGGCTCTGGGCATCGTCGGTCTGATAGAGAAATCCGTTCCCGGCGGCGCGCATCCCAATTACCTTGCCGCGCTGAAGGCGTGGGAATGCCGGGCGCAGGCCGCGATCAACCAGAACCTCGGCTTCGTGCACGGAACCATCGAACACCGCTTCCACGGCGCCAAGGACAAGCGCGGCTACATCAAGCGTTGGGGCATGTTCCTGAAACACAATTTCGATCCGCTGACCGGCGTCAAATTCAATAGCCAGCGCGTGATCGAATGGGCCGGGGACAATCCGGAGCTCGAGCGCGAATTCCATGTCTATCTGATGTCGCGCGAGGAAGATTCGAACGTCATGTGATCCCCTGTTGCGCGCGGGGCAACCGGACCGCGAGCAGCGCGCTCATCCTTTCGCTCGCGCTCGACACTGAACGGCTAAACCATGAAAATTGAAACCCTGATCATTGGGGCGGCGCTCGCGCTCGTCTCGACTGCGGCGTTCGCCGCTGAAGCCGCGCCAGCGACTGATATCGTCGTGCCCTGGGGCGCATGGCTGTCGTCCATGCTGTCTTCGCTGGCGTCGCTCGCGGTCGCGCTGTTGTCCTTCGTCGTCGCCAAATGGGCGCCGGCCTATATCAAGCTGCTGATCACCAATGACCTGATCGCCAAGGCGGTCAACTTCGGCATCGCATCGGTCGAGGGCGCGGTCGCCGGCAAGGAACTGGACGTGAAAACCGCGAACGTCGTGATCGCCGCCGCGACGAATTATGCCGTGCAGTCCGAGCCGCTGCTTGCCTCCTGGCTCGGCAAGAACATCATGCCGCTGATCCTCGCCAAGCTGTCGGAACTCGGCGTGCTTCCGGCTGAAGCGTCCGCCGCCAGCACCGGCGTTTCCGTGGCGCCCCCGAAATGACGGCGCGCATCCTGGGCTTTCTCGTCGGCGCCGCTCTCGCGCTCGTCGCCGCCGCCGCCGTGGGCGCGGTCTATCTCGAATTCCATACATGGCGGGGGTTCGCGCCATGAGCTGGAGGGGACGCCTCTCGACTTGGATCGGCGCCGCCGCTTCAACGCCTGCGGGCGTTTCTGCGGCCGCGGGGACCATCGGCCAGGACGTGGCCGCCGTTCAACAGGCGGTGCGATTCCTCGGGGACCTCGCCGCCAACAAAGCGACGATCCAGGAGGGGCTTTCCGTGGGCCTCTCTCTCGACAAGGCGCTGGCGCCTTTTCTGCCGGGGCCTTTAGCCGCTGATGTGGCGCTCGCGATCTCGCTGGCCGAGGCTCTGATTGCGCTTTATTCCGCCCTTCCTCCCGACTGGCAAGCGATCAAGCGCACGCCGTCGAAGCCATACAAGGGCGACGGAATCAATCCTTACACTGGCGCTCCGCTCGGCGTCTGATTTCCTCGAAAGGACCATCACCATGAAAACCCGCATCCTCGCGGGCGCGCTCGCTTGCGCGCTCTCTTCCTCCAGCGCCTTCGCCATGTCGAGCACCACGCCGATCTCGACCGACAAGCTCCAACAGGCCGCGAAGAACGCCGCCGCCGTGGCGCAAATCTTCGCTTGCGACGTGAGCACGCTCGCCAATGTCGCGTTCGCCGTCGAGAACGCTGTGAATGCGGGTGGACAGGTGGTGCGCACGGGCACGACGACCAAGGTCGTTGGCGTCTCATCCGTGCTCTGTCAGCAGATCGGCGGCATCAATTCCGCCGTGACCGCCGCGCAGGTCTCGACCGCCACAAAGAACTGAGCGGGGGCGGCTATGAACAGCGCAACCGAATACAAGCTCGCCCTTTTGAAAATGATCCTGGACGGCATGGACGCCAAGATCGCCGCTCTTGGCCGGCAGGAGCCGGCGGTCTCTCACGCCCTTGCCGAAATGCATTTCGATGTGACGCAGGCCAGGATGGTCATTGTCGAATGGCAGGACAAATGAATGCGACCTTTGGGCCTGGCGCCCCGCTTTTTTCGGGGGGCAGGGCGCTCGCTGGCTTCCTCCGGTCCACCCTTCTCGCCGGGCTGCGTCGCGACGCTCTGAGATGAATAACGAAAAGGACGGCGAGTGTAATGGTTGGCGAAATTCCCAACTGGCTGGTGACCTTGGGCGCCAGCGTCCTGACGGCGACAGGTGGTTTCATTCTCGCCCTGGTCAATCGCGGGCCGGCGATGCAGACCGCGCTGGACGCCCGCCTGCAAACCCTGATCGACGGCTATGAACGACGGGTCGATGACCTGATGCTTGAAGTTCATGGTCTGCGCGAGGAAGTCATCAACCTTCGTCGCGCGCTCTCCGAAGCGCATTATCAGAACAAATTCAGCGACTGACTTCCGCTTCTCGAAAATCCGCCCCGCCCGGCTTGCGCCGGGCGGGGCTTTTTTGCGTTTCCGGCGCCTGTTTGGACCTCTTGACTCTCGCCGCATTTCGGTTTTTGATCGGAACATAACAGGAACAATCTCGTGAAGCGCCATGCATGTCGCGCAGAAGGGCGAAGGATCGCCCTATGTCAAAACTCTGGCCGACCTGCGCCTGGTCCTCGCCGGGATCGCCGCCCGGCATGGCCTTGCCGCGCCGGGGCGCGAGACGGCTTTCGCTCTCGGCGACAGCGCGGTGGATGCTGTTCTCGGCGGCGGATTGAGCCCCGCCGCCTTGCACGAAATCCATGCGCCCTGGGCCGATTGGTCGGCTGCGGCCGGCTTCGGACTGGCCCTGGCTGTTCGCGCCGCGCCGAAGCGCCCGCTGCTATGGGCGCGGCCGGATTTTCTCGAGCGCGAAGCCGGGCGGCTGAACGGGATCGGCCTTGCGGAATTCGGCGTCGATCCCGCGCTGTTGTCTCTGGTCCGGGGATGCGATGCGCAGGCCGTGCTGCGCGCTGGCGTCGAGGCGGCGCGCTGCAAGAGTCTTGGCGCGGTCCTGATCGAGATTAACGGGGCGCTGGGCGCGTTAAATTTCGCCGCAAGTTTGCGTCTGGCGCGGGCGGCGGAAAAGTCCGGCGTCACCCTGTTCCTGCTGCGCGTCGGTCTCGAAGATGCGCGGACGAGATCGCCGCCCAGCGCCGCCGCCTCGCGCTGGCGCGCGCGCGCCTGTCCGTCGCGCCCGCTCGCCGCCAATGCGCCGGGCGCGCCCGGTTTTCAAGTGACCTTGCTGCGCCATCGCGGGCTGACGGCGGAGCGTTCGTGGCGTTTGGAGTGGTTGCGTGACCGAGGCCTGTTTCACCAGATCCCAGAGCCGGACGATGCGGCTTTACCTCGCGCTCTTCCTGCCCTTCCTGCCGATGGAGCGGTTGCGTCGGTGCGGCGGCGCGCCGGATGAGGGAACGCCCTTCGCCTTGGTGGAAAAACGCGCCCATGCGCAAAGGCTTTTCGCGCTTGATCCCTCCGCTTTGGAACAGGGATTGACCCCTGGCCTGTCGCTGTCGGATGCGCGCGCGCGCGCGCCGTGCCTCTGCGTCGCGCCCGCCGATCACTCGGCCGACCGCGCGCTGTTGCTGCGCCTCGCGGCGCGCTGCGAGCGTTATACGCCGCTCGTGGCGCTCGACGAGCCCTATGGCGTTCTGCTCGACATCTCCGGTTGCGCGCATTTGTTCGGCGGCGAAGAGGCGATGCGGGCGCGCCTCATCGCCGATTTTTCCGCATGGGGTTTTACAGCTCGGGCCGCCGTGGCGCCGGCGCCTGATTGCGCGCGGGCGCTTGCTCGTTTCTCTCCCGGCGGAATTTTCATTGATCACGCGGAAGGCGCGGTCGCGCGCCTGCCGCTCGCCGCATTGGAGGCGGACGAGGACGTTCATTTTGCTCTCGCTCGCGCCGGATTCAGAACGCTCGGCGATCTCGCGGCGCGGCCGGCGCGGGGGTTCGCCGCGCGGTTCGGCAATGATTTTCCGTATCGGCTCGAACGTCTGTTCGGCCGCGCGGATCGCCGCATCACGCCTCTGCGGCCTCCACCCGAACGCATGGTCGAACGGCATTTTCTCGAACCTGTTTCGCAGCGCGAGGCTTTGGAGTCCGTCATCGGCGATCTCCTGCGCGAAGTTGCTGTTCTTTTGGAGCAGCGCGGCGAGGGCGGGCGGGGATTTGAACTGTCGTTCTTTCGCGCCGATGGCCATGTGCGTCGCCTGGGCGTCGAAACCCTGCGGCCGACGCGCGACGACAATTTTCTCGGGCGTCTGTTCAGCGAAAAACTCGATTCGCTCGCCGATCCGCTGGACCCCGGTTTTGGTTTCGACGCTCTGCGTCTCGCGGTGCCTCGCGCGGAAACATGCGATGCGCGTCAGGAGAGTTTTGGCGGCGCCTCTCAAAGCGACGCCGAGCGGGAGTTGAGCGAATTGCTCGACCGCCTCACCACGCGTTTCGGCCGCGCGCGCGTGCTGCGGTTCATGCGCGAGGATGCCTATGAGCCGGAGCGCGAAAGTTTTGTCGTTCCCGCTTCTGCTCCGCCTTCAAAATGGCCCGCTCCGATCCCCGGCGAGCCGCCGACGCGGCCGCTCGCCTTGTTCGATCCGCCGCAACCGGTCGAGGTGGTGGCGTTGGCGCCGGACGGGCCGCCCGCGCGATTCCGTTGGCGGCGGAAAATGCATGACGTCCTGCGCGCCGAAGGGCCCGAACGCATCGCACCCGATTGGCGGGCGCACGGATTGGCGGCGCCGGAGCGGGATTATTATCGCGTCGAGGATCGTGAAGGGCGCCGGTTCTGGCTGTTTCGCCAGGGGCTGTACGAGCGTGGCGAGGGCGCGCCGCGCTGGTTCCTTCACGGGCTGTTCGCTTAGAGCATATTCCCAGAAAGCTGCAGGCTTTTTTGATAATAATATGTATAAAAAACAATGTTTTATATAAAAATCGCGGTGTCGGCATGGTTGGGTTTCGCTCTAAGTCTGCCGCAGGCAAAACAGGGATCGAAAGCAATGAGCTATGCCGAACTCATCTGCGCCTCGAATTATTCGTTCTTGCGCGGCGCCTCGCAGCCAGAAGCCTTGATCCTCAGGGCGTTGGCGCTGGGCTATTCGGGCCTTGGCCTGTGCGACCGCAACTCGGTCGCTGGCGTTGTGCGCGCGCTCGGCGCTTTGGAAGACTTTTGCGCGGACGAAGAGTTTTGCGCGCGAGCTGAAAAATTCAGGTTCGTGGCGGGCGCGCGGCTGGTCTTTTCCGACGGTGCGCCGGATGTCGTCGCCTATCCGCAGAACCGCGCCGGCTGGGGGCAATTGTGCCGTTTGCTCACAATCGGGAAACGCCGCGCGAAAAAGGGCGCCTGCCTGCTGGCTTTCGACGATTTGCTGGCGGATGCGCGCGACCTGCTGTTGATCCTGCCGCCGCCGCATCCGGCGCAGGAATGCGAGTCCTTTCTTGCGCGCGCGAAAACTCGATGCGCGGGGCTTTGGCTGGGAGTCGCGATGCTGCGCGACGGTGCGGATCGGCGCCGGCTTCATGGCTTGCGCGAGATGGCGCGGCGCAATGGCGTCAAAATTCTCGCGCATAACGATGTGCTCTATGCTTGTCCCGAGGATCGTCCCTTGCAGGATGTGCTGACTTGCGTGCGCGAGCATGTCACGTTGGCGCAGGCGGGGCGTCGGCTGGAGCGCAATGCCGAGCGGCATTTGAAGGCGTCGGGAGAAATGGCGCGTCTGTTTTCCGATGCGCCCGAGGCTGTCGCGGAAACGCAGGTTTTTTTGTCTCGCATAAATTTTGATTTGCGCGAACTCGCCTATGAATATCCCGACGAGCCCGTGCCGAAAAGCTGGACGCCGCAGGCCTGGTTGGAGGAACTGGTGCGGTGCGCGCTGCCGGAGCGCTATCCGCAGGGCGCGCCGGCAAAAGTGCGCGATCTCCTTGCGCATGAACTCGCCTTGATCGCAAAGCTCGATTACGCGCCCTATTTTCTCACCATCCACGACATTGTGTCTTTCGCGCGCGAAAAAGGCATTTTGTGCCAGGGGCGCGGGTCGGCGGCCAATTCGGCGGTGTGTTATGTGCTGGGAATCACCGCCGTCGATCCGGCGGTGAACGATCTGTTGTTCGCGCGCTTCATTTCTTCCGAGCGGCGCGAGCCTCCGGACATAGACGTCGATTTCGAGCATGAGCGGCGCGAGGAGGTCATCCAGCACATTTACGCCAAATACGGACGCGCGCGCGCGGGGCTGGCGGCCGAGGTGGTGTGCTATCGCGCGCGCAGCGCCTTGCGCGATGTGGCCAAGGTTTTTGGATTGTCGGAAGACATGATCGGCGCGCTGTCGTCGCTGCAATGGGGGTCGCATGGGTCGCCGCGCCTTGGGCGCGCGGAGATCGCGGGGACGGGCGTCGACCCCGACAACCCCATCATCGCGCAGGTGCTGTTTTTCGCGCAAAAAATTTTGGGTTTCCCGCGTCATCTTTCGCAGCATGTCGGCGGCTTCGTGCTGACGCGCGGGCGGCTTGATGAAATCTGTCCGATCGGCAACGCCGCCATGGCCGACCGCACATTTCTCGAATGGGACAAGGACGATATCGCCACGCTCGGGCTGATGAAGGTCGATGTGCTGGCGCTGGGCATGCTCAGTTGCATCAGAAAGGCGTTCGATCTGCTCGAAGCGCATGAGGGTTTGCGCATCGGTTTAGCCGATGTGCCGCGCGAAGATCCCGGCGTCTATGACATGCTGTGCAAGGGCGATTCCATCGGCGTGTTTCAGGTCGAGAGTCGCGCGCAGATGAACATGCTGCCGCATCTGCGCCCGCAAAAATTTTACGATCTGGTGATCGAGGTCGCCATCGTGCGGCCCGGTCCGATTCAGGGCGATATGGTGCATCCCTATCTGCGCCGGCGCGCGGGAATGGAGCCGGTTTCGTTTCCCTCGCCCGCGCCGGGGCGCGGCGACGCCAACGAATTGGAGAACGTGCTCGGCAAGACTCTTGGGGTGCCGCTGTTTCAGGAACAGGCGATGAGTCTCGCCATGGTCGCGGCGGAATTTTCGGAGGCTGAAGCCAACCGTCTGCGCCGCGCCATGGCGACGTTCCGGCGCCTCGGCGAGATCGGCCAGTTCGAAACGATGATGGTCGAACGCATGGTTTCGCGCGGCTATGAGCGGGCGTTCGCACAGCGCTGTTTCGAACAGATCAGGGGGTTTGGGTCCTATGGCTTTCCCGAAAGCCATGCGGCCTCCTTCGCCATCCTCGTCTATATTTCCGCCTGGCTGAAATGCCGTCACCCCGCCGTGTTCGCCTGCGCGCTGCTCAATTCGCAGCCGATGGGGTTTTATGCGCCGGCGCAGATCGTGCGCGACGCGCGCGAGCATGGCGTCGAAATTTTTCCGGTCGATGTCAATGCTTCCCAATGGGACAATTGTTTGGAGCACGGCGACAATGGGCTCGCACTGCGCATCGGCTTTCGTCAGATCGGCGGGTTGCGTGAGGATGAAATTGCCAGGCTGGTGACCGCGAGAGGGCAGGGGCTTTTCGAGACTTTGGAGGCTTGCGCGGCGCGGACAGGTCTTTCGTCGCGTGCGCTAAAGTTTTTGGCGGACGCCGACGCCTTTCGCTCATGCCGCGCGAAAACATGTGAGCCGCGCGAAAGATTCGATCGCCGCGCTGCGTTGTGGGCCGCGCGTCGTTTGCCGGGCGAAAAACCCTTGCCTCTTTTTGACGCCGCTGGCGTCGAGGAATTGGCGGAGGAGCCCGATCCCATA